CCCGCCGAATCAGTGGGACGGCAACGTCAACCCGCCGCCGCCGTTCCTGTTCGAATACGCCTATCCCGACGACTGCCTGAAGGTGCGCGCGATCAAGCCGGCCCCGCTGTTCGTGATGAACTTCGATCCCCAGCCGGTGGTGTTCTCGATCGAGAATGACAAGTATTTCACGCCCTCGCGGAAGGTGGTGCTCTGCAACGTCCCGGATGCGATGATGGTCTATACGGCCAGCATCACAGACCCTCAGCTTTGGGAAGCCGATTTTACCGATGCATTTTCGGCGGAACTTGGTCAGCGGTTGGCGCCCTCGCTTCTCAACTTGGATACAGCTAAATTAGCGGCAGCAGATGCCGCGCAATCCATGGCGAAAGCTCAAGGGACTCAAGGATGAATGGCCTAACTCATGACCGGCTGAAAGAGGTTTTGGATTACGATCCACTGACTGGTGTTTTCCGATGGAAAGTCGACGCCGGGAAAAAGAAAATCAAGGCGGGGTCGGTCGCTGGCGGAAACCGCCGCGATGGGTATCTGAGAATTTCGATCGACGGAGCCCGGTATTATGGGCACCGATTGGCTTGGTTCTGGATGGTAGGATCGTGGCCAGACCCTGAATGTGATCACCGGGATTTGGACGTATCCAACAATCGGTGGGAGAACCTAAGATTGGCGACAAGTACCCAGAACAAAGGAAATTCGGGGTTACGATCCGACAATACTAGCGGATTGAAGGGCCTTCGATGGGAAGTGGACAGGGGGCGGTGGCTCGTTAGGATTTCCATCGAAGGTAGAATGAAAAATCTCGGCAGATATGAGGATAAGGGCGCGGCTGCAGCCGCTTATGAGGCCGCAGCCAAACAGCATTTTGGCGAATTTGCGAGGTTAGAATGAGCAACTTGCCGGCTGATATCTGCAATCAGGCGCTCGATGCGTGCGGGATCGATTTCAGCATTGGTGACATGCAAGAAGGTTCCAAGCCCGCGCAAGTCCTGCTCCGCGCCTATGGCCAGTGCCTGCGCCAGCTGCTGCGCTCGGCGCATTGGGATGCAGCGCGCGCCCAAGAGCCTCTAGTGCTGCTAGGCGATGCCACCGGCAACACGCCGAACGTCGGGACTCTGGTGCAGGAGCCGTGGATCTACGCCTATCAGTACCCGATCGACTGTATGAAGCTCCGCTTCATCCCATGGAATTACACCCAGGTGCCGGGCACGCCGACCGGCAATATCGCAATTCCGACGACAATCCCGCTGACCGGCGCGACCGGCATCCCCAATTATGTCGGGCGCCAGCTGCGGCCGAGCCGATTCCTGATCGGAAACGACCCGAATTACCCGTCGCAGTCCGGACAGATCTTCTGGGAGACGCAAGGGCAGGCGCCGACCGGGTCGACGGTGATCATGTCGAACGTCAAGCAGGCGATCGGCGTCTACACGCGGTTCATGCCCTACCCGAGCACATGGGACCCGCTGTTCCGCGCGGCGTTTGTGGCGTTCCTGGCCGCGGAGATCGCGCTGCCGCTGGCGAAAATGTCCGTGGTTGGGCCAAAGGGAGCGATGGCGCTGCGCAAGGAGAACATTGAGATCGCCAAGGCAAAGATCAAGGCGGCGCGCGTGACCGACGGAAATGAGATGGGATTCGCCAATTCGGACATCAGCGTCGACTGGATGCAGACGCGACGTCAAGCAGGCGATCGGCGTCTACACGCGGTTCATGCCCTACCCGAGCACATGGGACCCGCTGTTCCGGGCCGCGATGGTGGCGTTTCTGGCAAGTGAGATCGCTCTGCCGCTGGCGAAAATGTCGGTGGTCGGACCGAAGGGCGCAATGGCGCTGCGCAAGGAGAACATCGAGATCGCCAAGGCCAAGATCAAGGCGGCGCGCGTGACCGACGGAAATGAGATGGGCTTCGCCAATTCGGACATCAGCGTCGACTGGATGCAGACGCGCCGAACAGGTGGCTGGGGCTCGCGCGGCGGCTGGGGTGGCGGCATGGATGACGGCGGCGCTGGCTGCTATTTCAACAGCTGGGACGCGGTGTCCATCGGCGGATCGAGCGCGTTCTAAGCCATGGCAACCCCTGTCCTCTCCCCATCGGCATTCACAACAGGCGAGGTGAGCCCGGGGCTCTTCGGGAATGTTTCGCTTACCCGAATGCATTCGGCTGCATCAACCTGCAGAAATTTTTTTGTGCGCTACTCCGGCGGGGCCTATTCGCGCGCCGGCACCGCGCTGGTCGGGATTTCGAAGCAGACCGGCCGGGCCTATCCTCCGCGCCTGATCCCGTTCCAGTTCTCGATCAACCAGGGGCTCACGCTGGAATTCGGCCACCGCTACATGCGCGTGATCCTGGACGGGGCCTATGTCGTCGAGCCGGCGGTCGCGATCACGAATATCTCTCAGGCAAATCCTGGTGTTGTGTCCGTGGCCGGCACGCCATTCGCAAACGGCGATTGGGTCTATATCGCCAACGCCGTCGGCATGATCGAGGTCAACAATCAGACATATGTCGTCGCCGGCGCTGTCCCTGGCTCGTTCCAATTGTTCGACCCCTACGGCAACCCGGTGGACACGTCGACGTTCGGAGCATATGCGAGCGGCGGCACCGCGGCGCGCATCTTCACGGTGGGGACGGTCTACAACGAGCAGGATCTGGACTATCTGAAATTCACACAGTCCGCCGACGTCATGACGCTGTGCTGCGTCAACCAAGTTTCTTTGGTCGAATATCCCCCTCAAGATCTGGCGCGGATATCCGATACCTCATGGGTTTTCACACCTCCCATTCCGTCGCCATCGGTCCTCGCCCCCGTCACGGTATCGCTTTCCGCGAGCGGCACAGGAACGACGGCCTACGCCTATGTCGTGACGTCGGTCTCTCCCGATGATGGAACCGAGAGTGTTCCGTCAGTCATTGGCTCTTTGGGCAGCGTCGTTGATATCGCATCAACTGCTGGGACGATTACCGTCACATGGTCGTCTGTTCTGGGGGTGAGCCAGTACAACATCTACAAGGCGTCGCCTGTCCGTGGCGGTGGAACGGTGCCTGTTGCCGCGCAATACGGCTATGCAGGAACGGGGTACGGCATCCAATTCGTCGACAACAATATCGTGCCTGATTTCACTCAGGTCCCGCCGACGCATGAAAACCCGTTCGCGCGCGGCAAAGTCATTGGCGTGTCTCCAAATGCTGTGGGGGCCGGGTATACCGTAGCCACGGCCGCGGTTGTCGGGACGGGGACGGGCGCGGTGGTGCTCCCCATTATCTCAGGAGGCGCGGTAGCGGCCTATCTGGTGGTTGATAGTGGCCAAGATTACAATCCTGGCGCCACGATCACGGTCAGTGGCGACGGCGTTGGCGCGACGGCAAATGTGCAGCTCGGGCCCCAAAAGGGCACATACCCGGGCGTGGTGGCCTATTTCCAGCAGCGCCGAGCCTACGCTTATACGCTCAACCGGCCCGACACCTATTTCATGTCGCAGCCTGGCGCGTTCAACAACTTCGACTCCCGCGTGCCGCCTATCCCGAGCGACGCGATCACTGGAACTCCGTGGTCGGAAGAAGTGAACGGCATCCAGTTCATGGTGCCGGTCACGGGCGGCCTGATCGCGATGACGGGCCTCGAAGCCTATCTCGTGACGGGCACGGGCGGCAACGTGTTCTCGCCCCAGCCCTTGGCGCCGGCGAGCCAGCAGGCGCAGCCACAAGGATTCAACGGCTGCTCGCCGACAATCCCGCCAATCCGGATCTACCAGGACGTGATCTATGTCCAAGCTAAGGGGACAACCTATCGAGACTTCGCGTTCGACGTTTCGAACTACACCTATACCGGCATCGACCTCACACTCAATTCGTCGCATCTGTTTATTGGCACGAACATCGTGCAGCACGCATGGTGTGAGGAGCCGTACAAAGTGCTCTGGGCTGTGCGCGACGATGGCGTGCTGCTGAGCCTGACGTACCAGAAAAAGGAGCAGGTCGCGGGCTGGGCGCGCCACGACACCAACGGCCGGTTTGTGTCCGTATGCTCAGTGACCGAGCCGCCCGTCGATGCCCTCTATGTCGCGGTGAGCCGCCCGTTCAACCCGCTGCAGCCGACCTACACCATTGAGCGAATGGATGATCGGATATGGTCCTCGGTTGAGGAGGTGTGGTGCGTCGATTGCGGGCTATCTCTCGGGATGCCAGTACCGAACGCGACGCTCGCCGCGATCATCCCGGCGACCTATGGCGCGGTGACGGGCACCAGCAGCATTGTGGGAGGGACCGGCTATTCGGTGGCGACCACGGCAACCGTGATTGACGCGCCGCTGAGCGCGAACGCCGCGGCCGGGCCTGGATCTGGCGCCACGGCGACCTTGACCATCGTCGGCGGTGTCATCACGGCTGTGGCTTTTCCAGTCCAGGGAGCGGGCTACCAGAATCCTCAGCTCGTGATCTACGATCCTGCCGGCAGTGAGGGAGGCTCCGGCGCCTCGGCCGTCCTGACGATCGACACCCGCGTGCAATTCCAGGCTTCGGCCGCGGTGTTCTCGATCGGCGAAGTCGGGTGGGTGATTCGCATGGGCGGCGGCATCGCTACGATCACGTCGCTGGCGTCCTCGGCGATCGTCAATGCGGTGATGACCACGCCATTCAGCGCGTTCCAGGCCAATGGCAGCGGCGCGGTGCAGACGGCGCAGGCTGGCGCGTGGTCGGTGACGCAGCCAATCCAGACCGTTAACGGCCTGCGCTCCCTGGCCGGGCAGATGGTGACCGGGCTTGCCGACGGCAAGGTGATCACGCCGCGGCGCGTATCGACGACGGGCCAGATCGTGCTGGATGCGCCGGCGAGCGCGATCACGGTCGGGCTGGCGTTCCAGGCGCAGTTGCAGAGCACGTATCTGGACGCGGGCGAGCCGACGGTGCAGGGGCAGCGGAAGAAGGTCGGCGCGGTGACGGCACGCATTGAGGCGTCGGGGCAATTCCTGATCGGATCCAACCAGCCGGACGGCTCGACTCTCAGCCCGCCACAGGTGGCGCCGACATGGAGCAATCTGGCCACGGCATTGACCGGTGCCCTGCCTGCATATCCGAACGCGGCCACGCCGCTTTACACGGGCGACGTGCGCATAATGGTGCAGGGCGGCTTTCAGCGCCCCGGGCAGGTCTGCATTCAGCAGGATCTTCCCCTGCCATGCCAGGTCTTGGCGTTCGTCAGCGAAATTCTTGGGGGCGATAATCCAGCGCAGGCAGCCCCCAAACCCGAAAAATGATGCTATTAAGCCCGGATGGGGCGATTTGAGACAATTCCGGGCCGGCAATATCACTGCGGCGCCATGATGCGACGGCTTCGCGCGGACCAGCGCGAGGCAATGATCGCCATTGGCGTGGACCTCCACCACAGCATCCGATCGAACTTCGACATATCGGCGTTCTCGCGCGCGTGGCTGATTGATGGCCAGCTTGCGGGGCTCGGTGGCGTGACCGGGCCGGAGATTTCGTCGTCCGGATATGTCTGGCTGGCGCTGTCCGAGCGCGCCACGCAATTCCCGGTTGAGATCGCCAAGGAGGCGCGGCGCCAGATTGAGCGCATTTGCGTCACCAAGCGCAACCTAGTCACGACGATCATCCCGGAAGACAGTAAATCGCTGCGGTTCGCCGAGTGGCTGGGGTTCGACCTCATTGAACCAACGCCGGTTCCGTGTGGTAATGGTCGCGTGCTCATCGTCCGATATCGCTCATAGGGGGTTTTAATGGCCGTTCTACCGGTCCTTGCGGTCGCCAGTGCCGTCGTCGGCGCGGCCGCGACACTCGAACAGGGGGCCGCCGCAAAGAATGCGGCCGACTATCAGGCCCAGGTCGCGCGCAACAACGCAACGGTCGCGGAGCAGCAGGCTCAGTATGCGATGCAGGCCGGGCAAGCAGCGGCGGAAAACCAGAGCCGGAAGGGCGCGGCGCAGATCGGCCACATCAAGGTTGCACAGGCGGCGAGCGGCGTGGACGTCAACAGCGGGTCTGCCTTGGACGTCCAGACGGGGCAGCGCGAGGTCAACCAGCTCGACAGCGAGACGGTGCTTTCGAACGCTCAGCTTCATGCGTATGGCTACCGCACCCAAGCGACAAATTTCCAGTCTGAGGGCCAACTCGACGAGATGAAGGGCCAGCAAGCTGAAGAAGGGTCGTACCTCAAAGCGGGTGGCGACCTTTTATCAAGCGCTTCCGGAATTTCTGGAAAATGGACGGGCGGCAGCAGCAATATCGGCAATTCGATCTTCGGCGGCGGCAGCCCGAGCGGTTATGGAACGGGTGCTTAAATGGCGGCTGAGGTCCCGACATCTGATGGCGTCGCCAGCGTTACCCCAAGCCCAACTCCACCGGACGCTTTCAACCACACGCAGGTCAGTCCCGAATCGTTCGGCGCGGCGATCGGGCGCGGGCTGGAGTCGGTTGGCCAGGGCATCGGGAAGGTCAACGACTATTACCAGCACGCCTCTGTCGACGACGCGAGCAATCAGTTGCAGGACTATACGACCAAGCTGCTGCACGGCGATCCGAGCAAGCCGACGACCGGGCCGGACGGGATGCCAATGCTTGGACCCGATGGGAAGCCGGCAGTGGACACGGGCTATCTTGGCACGAAGGGCCGGACCTCGCTGGACCAGCGCGCCGAAGTCGAGAAGGCGATAGCGGAGCGAACAAAGCAGATCCGCGCCAATCTCTCGCCCGACGCGCAGCGACAATTCGACTCCTTCGCGAACCACTATGGCAACTCGGTTCGGGAACGGGTTGGATCTCACGCCGACCAGCAGGCGACGACCTGGTATTCGTCGGTGAATACCAGCACGGCAAAGCTGGCGCTGGATGACATCGCGCGGAACGCGGACAACCCGGCGGCCATCGCGGCCCATGCCTCTGATTTGATCAACGCCTACACCAAGAATGCCCAGCTCAACGGAGCCCAGCCCGGAGATCCGCAGTTCCAGGAAGCCGAGGCCGCGGGCAAGCGCGACGCGCTGAAAACGTGGCTCGACGCGGTCGCGGTCAAGGACCCGTCGCGCGCGCAGGCGATGCTGGACAAGCCAGAGAACAAAGCCATTGCCGGCGCGGCTTATGACGACATGTCGGCCCGATTCCGGACGCGCGCCGAGCAAGCGATGGGCTTCGACATCGCCAATCAGAAGATCAAGGAGTCCTACCAGTCCAATCCGCCGCCTCCGGGCTATCAGCCGGCGGTGCTGACCAATGCAGGCGCGCCCTATGGCGTTTCCGGCTCTTACCTGCAAAGGGTGCAGCAGATCGAAACGGGCAGCAATCCAAACCAGACCAGCGAAACCGGGGCGAAGGGGCCGTTCCAATTCATCGATTCGACAGCGAAGAAATACGGCCTTACCGACCCGTTCAATTACGAGAAGGCCGCCGATGCTGCCGCAAGGTTCACTGCTGACAACAAGGCGCAGTTGAGCCAGCGCCTCGGGCGACCGCCGACCGATGCCGAGCTCTATCTCGCCCACCAGCAGGGCCCGGGCGGCGCTGGCGTTCTGCTGGCCAACCCGACGGTGCGCGCCGGCGATCTGGTCGGCGACCGCGCCATTCGCGTCAACGGCGGCGACCCGAACGCGCCGGCTTCGCAATTCACATCGATGTGGGCGGCCAAATTCGCCGGCGCACCGGGGCAAGCCAACGCCACCCGCAAGGCCGCAGTTTTCCAGAGCGTCCTTTCCGACCCGACCATTCCGGAAAACATCCGGCCTCATGTGCTGCAGCATGTGCAGCAGCAGTTCAACGCCGATCAGATCGCCATGGAGCAGGATGCCAAGTCGATGAAGGCGAAGGCTGACGCCATGCAGTCGGACTTGGTGCGCAAGATCATCAACGGCACCGGGCCGGAGATCATCGGGCAAATCGCCAATTCCGGCCTGTCCGCAACTGAAATGGAAAATCTCTACAAATTCGCAACCAACGAGGGCGGCATCCAGGACGATCAGCGATATGGGCCCGGCTACACCGCAGCATTCAAACAGGTGTTGTCGAATCCCGACGATCCGTCACATATCAGCACGGCGGCCGACGTCATTGCTCGAGGCGGCCCGGGCGGCGACCTGACGAAGAAGGGCGTGGCCGAACTCTTGGGCGTCATGGAGAAAATCAAGAAGCAGCCGGATCAGGCTGGAATCGCCACGGTGAAATCCCACCAGCTTGATTATTACCTGGACAAATTTGCAATCGATCAGAACTCGCCATTGGCCGGAATCCCGGGTGTGAAGCCACAGCGGGACCAGAAAGGCACGGATCGGTTCAACCACGATTTCGTGCCAGCGTTCGAGGCCGCCTATTCACAGTGGGTCGGAGCCGGCAAGGACCCGATGGAGTTCCTGACCAACAACCAGAAGATCGACGACATCATGAACCGGGTCTATCCGCCGTCGGAGCGGGCCGCGGACGCGATCAAGGCCAACCCGGCCGCGCAGAAGCCGCCGCCGGCGCCCGAGGGTGCGCCAGAGGATTCCTGGAACCGCCTTATGGCCGACCCGCCGAAGCTGCGCGCCGGCGGCAATGTGCCACTCGACAAGTGGGGCGCGACGCTGACTTGGTTGCGCGATAACCCGTCCCCGGAGAACAAGGCGGCGTTCGATGCCAAGTTCGGGCCGTCGGGCTACACCTCCGAAATGGTGCTGAAGCGGCTGCCGCCGGCCGCGCCTACGGGTCAAGCGGCTTCACCCGCTCAACCTGCACCGGCCGCTCTGCCGGCCGCGCCAGCACCGCGCGATGATTTCAGCACGAAAGGCCCGGCCTATGACTGACCAGCAGCAGCCGGCCGAGAACGTGTTCAAGCAGGCATCTCCGCTGGACGACATCGGCGATGTCGGGCCGCCGATCGCGCAGGACAATAGCAAGGAATTTGGGCCAGCCTCGGGCCCGACCGTCTTGAACACGGTGGCCGATAGCTTCGCGCCGCAGGGCCGCGGCACCGGCGCGAGCGCGATGGGGACCGCGCTGCAGGAGATGGGCGGGCCAGCGCGGTTCGCGACACCGTTGGATGACATCGGCGACATCGCGCCGAGCGACGTATCGGCATCTGGCGCGGCGGCGCGCGGCGCGGTCCGCGGGGCGCTGCCAGCAGCAGGGTCATTGGCGGCGGCGGGCGCTGGCGCGGAGGCTGGCGCTGCGGCTGGTGCGTTCGTTGGCCCGTGGGGCGCGGCTGCTGGCGGCCTATTAGGCGGTTTGGGCGGCGCTGTTGCCGGCGGCGCGGCCGTGGATGCGGCGCAAAGCTGGATGCTGTCCAAGCTGCCGGACAGCTTCGTGGACGCGTTCGGCCAGGGCGAGCGCCAGCAGCGGCTCGACCAGCAGGAACGGCCCGTAGCCTCGTTCGTTGGCGGGATGATCCCGTTCGCGCTCACGATGCAGCCGAGCAAGCTGGCGCTGAGCGCGACCGCATTGCCAGAGGGTGCGACCGCGCTGCAGACCCTGATGGCCAATCCGGTCACCGCGCGCTTGTTCGGCGGCGCCGTGATGGGCGGCATGGAGCTCGGCACCGAGGCCGTGCACGGCGAGGTCGACTGGCGCAAAGTCGGCATCTCGACCGGATTCGGCATCGTCTTCAACAAGCCGAATCGGCTGGGCGAGGCGATCACCGAGATGGGCGCGGCGCCGGCGCGGCGCATCATGGGCCGCCCGGTGACGGTGGCGCAGGCCGGCGACGCCAAGGTCATGGGGCCCGGCATCACTGAGGCGGTGTTCCAGGGCACGCGCCGGCGCGGCGCATCATGGGCCGCCCGGTGACGGTGGCGCAGGCCGGCGACGCCAAGGTCATGGGGCCCGGCATCACTGAGGCGGTGTTCCAGGGCACCCACGAACAGGCGCCGGAAGCGGCGATGACGGCGCACGAGGCCGCACGCGCGGAGCATGCGGCGATGGGCGAACACCCTGAGCCAAACCCTGTCGAGATCGCGCGGACGATGGAGCCGGAGCTGTTCGCGCGGTACGACGATCTGCAGGCGCGACAGAAGGCATTCGGCGCGCAGATCGGGCCAGGCGGTGAGGAGATCCCCGCGCTGGACAGCCACCTCGCCGCGACCACTGCCGAGTTGGAGAAAATGGCGCCGGAGATCGCGGCAGCCTATCGGCGCGCCGCGGACACCATGGGCGTGGAAACCGCCGAAGCCCCACAATTCAAATCCTTCGCCGAAATGCTGGCAGCCAGGGAGGCCGGAACCGATGCCAAAGTTCAGAACGTGCCGCTGCCGGAACAGCCGGGAGCCGTGCCCGGAGTGCCTGGCGTTCCGCCAAGCGGTGAAGCTGCAGGTGCAGCCACAGGACCGGCTGTCGCTCCTGGTGCTGTCCCACCTCGCCCTCAACGCTCCATCGGCGATCAGCGAGCCTTCATTGCCGAGGACACGGCGCGCCGGCTGATCGCGGCCGGAAGGCCAGAGGCCGAAGCTCGAGCGGCAGGCCAATTGGTCGCGGCGCGCTACGTCACGCGGGCCGGACGGTTCGAGGGCAAACTCGGCTCGGCCGAGGATATCTATTCGCGCGAGTCGGCGGCGATCGCTGGCCCGAACGGCAGGGCCTTGGCACCAGCCGCGCCGCCGCGCGACGCCTACGAGGCTGCCGGGCCGGTACAGAGCGAGGCTCATGATGCGGCCGAGCAGCCGGCGCGCGAACTCGCTGCGAAGCCGCCGACCGAGCCAGGTATCCTCGCCCACGATTTCGACACGGCCGACCGGATCAAGAACGAATGGCGCAAGTCGGCAACATACAAGGAAACCGAGCCGTTCATTGAGGCGTCCTGGCACAATCAGCGGGCGCTATCCGATGCCGCAGAGCAGATCGGCGCCGATCTCGGCCTGACCTTCAAGAATCCCGGCATCAAAGCGAGATCGACGGCCGACATTGCCTCAATCACGGATGCCGAGAAGCGGGCGAAGGCCGAAAAGGGCTATGCCCGGCTGCAAACCAAGGCCAAAAAACACGGCATCGGCGGCGTCACCGATCAGGTGCGCGGCGGGGTCGATGTTGAAACCCCGGAGCAGGCCGATCAGGCTCTGGCAAAGCTGGGCCAAAAGTTCCAGATCGTCGACGAGGGTTGGCGCGAGACGCCGGACGGCTATTTCGATCGCAAGGCCTACATCCGATTCCCGGATGGCATGATTGGGGAGTTGCAGTTCTGGCCGCCCGGCATGCTGGAGGCCAAGGACAAAGGCGGAGGGCATGAGCTATATGAGCAGTCCCGCGAGCTTCCGCAGGGCCACCCGGACATTTCCGGTTTCTCCCAGAAGATGAGAGATCTCTACGGCCCGCTGCGCGCCGGACTTCCGGAAGAATGGAAAGCGGTCTTGGGCAATGGCGGCAAGGGACCAAACCTTTTGCCAAACTCATCGGGA